CCTGTTTCATCGTCCCGTCATACGTAGAAAGTTGGTCTTTTGCTGCCCCACCAAATCTCTTATTAATAGCGTCTTGAACTTGTGCAAAACTTATACCAGCTTTAACCTGTTCTTTTGTTACAATTCCAAGTCTTTCCAATTGCATATATCGTCCATCGTATGCCTGTCCTAATAAATTGGATGCACTTGTTAAGTCTGTATTTGTTCCAGCAGCTAAGTCCGTTAAAGTACTTTGCATTTTGAGTGCATCATTAAATTTAACTCCCTTCTCCGTTAAACTAATCAACGCCGATTTTGCATCTCCTGCCGAATATTCGGACATTTTCATGACTCCACTAGTAAAATTACTTACTTGCCCACTTGCTTGACTCCATGAAACACCTTGGTTTTCAACTAATCTCTGTAATTGAACTGTGCTGTCTTGTGCTTTCGCTGCACTTGATAGAGCACTGTTTAAGTATCCCGCTGCTAACACTCCTGTCGCTCCAAATGCTAGTTTTGCAGTATTAGCAAAATTTTGAATTCTGGATTGAAATGTACTAGTTTCATTTTTAGCATCTTGCATCCCCTTTAGAAAATTACCGCCAAGATTTAATACAGCAGACATATTCAAATTACCCATTTATTTACTCACCTCCGCATTTTCTTTATTTATTTCTTCTATCTCTTTTTCAATAAAATTCTTTAAAATTAACTTTTCTCCAATGCCTTTATTAGAAAAATCTGACGGGGATATACTATGCATTTTCCACGCATAGTACATTAATTGGACTTCCCCATCAGATTTTAAGAGTTTTTTATTTCTTTATCGGAATTCTCTATATTCTCAATTCCAGAAATTCTACTTATTGTTTCTGTTAATAAATTCGCTTCTCCTACGTTAAAAAGCATTTTTATTAACTCATATGGAGATGGTACACCAAAATGTTTTAATAATGCTTTATCCTTTAAAACTGGGATTCCTGCTAAAATCATTTTAAATTGTGCTTCAGACAACGTACCATCTTTAAGTTTTCCTTGCTTGCTTGTATTTTCTATAGTCCCTTGCTGTATTTCGTTATACAAATCTATAGAAATAGGCATACATGTAAAAGTAATGCCTAGTCTTTTTATTAAAACATCCTCACTTGGTAACACTAATTTACCTTTATCTAATGCCAATAACTGTTCTACTACGTTCATATATAATTCCTCCTAAAATTTCGTTAATTAATTATTTGTTGGTGGTGCTATTGTGTCCACATAACTAAATCCTGCGAATGTGAATGGTACATCTTCCTCTAGCAATTTATCTACTTCAAAGTTCATAACAGTAAACTCATCAAAAAGAACATCCTCGATGTTTACTCGTGTACTGCCATTACTTGATGGGTCGCATAAGGTCGCATAAATTGTGCAAGGTGTTTGTAACCCAGTTGCAAAATTACTTTGCATTGTTAACCATATTCTGTCAGAAATTTTATTTAATTTTAATGTTCCTTTACCCTCATATCCTATAACTTTGGAATGTTTCCAAGGGTCACCCAAAACTTTTACATCTGCTTTAACGTTAGTCACCTTACATTCCAAACTAATACATTCTCCAACTAAATCTCCATTAAGCCATACTTGTCCATAATTACCGTTTATCGTCTGTGTATAATCAAAAGCCATTTGCTTTCCCTCCTATATTGCAATATTAAATACAAAGTTTTCCATAGCATCTAATAAAGCTACAGATGCAGCTAAGAACACTGTATTTCCTGTGTTTGCTTCTTTTATCTGTTGTTGCGTCATATTGGCGACTGTTGTGCCCGTAGGCATTACGTAGTTTATACTATTTAAATATGCAGTTTGAGCCAATATATCAATTCCAATCGTACTGCCAGTATCTAATAATTGAGATGATTCCAAACCAGTGAAATATGCTTGTATTGCTAGAATTAGCATACATTTATAGTTACTATAAACGAGCGTTTTTACATCCAATAATTTACCAACAAAAAAAATTGAACATTTACGCTATCATTTGTTATAATTAAGTTCTCACACAAAACGTAACAAAGGAGATAACATAAATGTTCAATGGCTCAATTATAACAAATTCATCATCTATAATCAAATTCTTAAAAGAATCAAGATTTGGACTTTATTTTACAAAACCACAGCTTCATATCATAGCACTTATTATGAGTGCTATGATTAAGAAAGGGTTTGTAGGTAAAGTTACAGATGTATCTGACCTAATGCCTTTCAGACATAGGACTAATATAGGAAAAATTTTATCTAAAAGTCCTTGGAATGAAGATTATGTTGAAAGAGCACTCCGTAATTTAGTTCTCAAAAAGATGTGGGAGGTTTCTAAAGCAACTGGAAAACCAATTTATGTTGCTATAGATGATACTATTTCAGAAAGGACTGTGCCCTCGTCAAAGGCACTAAAACCTATTGAAAAGTGTAGTTTCCACAATTCTCACTTAAAACGTAAAACTGTTTACGGACATCAATTAGTAACAGTTATGCTTATTTGTGATGATGTTGTTATGCCATACTCAATATCTATTTATGATAAAAAGATTAAGAGTAAAATTCAAATGGCTATTGAGCTTATAAATTCTTTACCGTCTCCAATAAATGAAGGATATGTTTTGTGTGATAGCTGGTATAGCTGCAAAAAGATTTTTAAAGCTTCTGAGAAAGCTGGTTTCAAATATGTAGGAGGCTTACGTACTAATAGAGTAATTTATCCTACTAATCATGAAAGGCTTGGGATTAAGCTTAATAATTTTGGGAAAACATTAACTAAAGAGGATGTCGACCTAGTCAAAGTTGGCAACTCAGAATATTATGTGTATTCCTACAAAGGAAAGTTAAATGATCTAAAAGAAGCATTAATAGTGCTAAGTTGGCCTAAAGAAGCTCTTTTCAAAGAAGGCTGTTTAAGAGCATTTGTAAGCCCTATAGTTTCAAACATGTCTACACTAGAATTATTAAACCATTACAGACATAGATGGCCTATTGAGACATTCTTCAGAGAATCTAAGAAAAAGCTGGGTTTAGATGACTATCAAATTCGCAGTGAAAAAAGCATAAAAAGATACTTGCTCATAATGATGATTACTTATGTATATTGCGGCTTAGAAATATCTAAAGATACTTTAAAATTTAGTGATGGGTTAAAAACTGCAAGAGCTCAATTAGAGGCAGAAAAAATAACTTTCATTTATGAAAAAACTCAAGATGGAGAGTCTCTTGATTCCATTTTAGAGCTTTTTAATGCTGCAGAAGTATCTCTTTAGTCATTTAACTGGAAATATTTGTTTGTAATTTCGCTCATTTATAGTAGTTATAATCATCTGGATATTTACCAACATAATTATCAGCAATTGTCATCGTTAGGTCGGAATAAACTTTATCCATAATATCTACTAGTTTAATTTTTTGATAATCAGCACCCTTTGCTACTGTTGTTGTAGTTAAAGAATTTACACCTTCATAAATTTTACACTTAACTCCATCATTGACTAATACTAATTCTCCTGCTGTTACGGCTTGAGTTAACTGGGTTGTAGTTAGATGGGGTTGAACGTCTGTAACTTCTGGCAGAATTGTATATGTACAACTCATAGTAAGTGGTGTTCCAGCAATTAACCCTGCAATCCTTGCACAATAATCCTGAGTAGAATAAGTTGTAGCACCTACAATAAATGAAGTCGCACACAAATTAATTATTCCCTCACTGTTTAATGCTGTGTTAGGTAAAACTGCCTTAACTCTCATATTCATGTTGTTTCTTAACCCAATTATCCAGTTTCCAACTGTAGTTGCATCCGCTGCATCTATACCAGGTACTGCTAAGTAATCCCATGTTGTTGTTTCAAAATATGTCATGCCTGCACTGTAATCCGTTTCTGTGCTTGGCTCTATATAAGCTATAACCTCTTGAGGTGGATTCACATTGCCTAAAAATGTTTTTGTAATTTGGTCTTGATTATATGCACTTAAAGTGCTTGGCATATCGTTAATTGTATTCATTGTGATAGCCGTATTAGTTAATACTGTGTCTTTAAGTATTAATGCCACGATTCCTCTTGAACCC